GCATCTTTGAATCCTGTGACTTACAACTATAAACTTGACGAGGAAGGCCAACCAGTTATGACTGGCCTAATCGCGCAAGAAGTTGAAGAATCGCTTACTGCCGCAGGTGTAGAAAAGAACAGCATGACGCTGCTACAGCATACTCCAACTGATGATGTCAAAGAGTCAGACTATCAAATGGATTATCTCAAGCTGGTTCCAATATTGATTAATTCTATCAAAGAGCAGCAAACCCTAATTGAATCACTAACAGACCGCATAGCGGCACTAGAGGCATAAGTCATGGCAGTAACTTGGACAATCTCAACGCTAGAACGCAACACTGATGATGGTGTTGTAGTAGCACACTGGCAAGCCTCAGACGTTGATGGCGAACACACAGGCAGCAGCTATGGCGCTTGCGGCTTCACCCCTGACGCTGATGCTGACGGCTACACAGCCTACGCTGACATCACAGAGGCTCAGGTTATCGAGTGGGTAAAGGCTGACGTAGACGCTGACGCTGTAGAGGCAAGCATTGCAGCACAGATTGCAGACAGCAAAGCACCAGCGATTACTGCTGGAGTGCCTTGGTAATGATCGACCCGATCACAGCAATGTCGGTAGCCGTAAATGCGTTTGGTACTATCAAGCGTATGGTTGCTGCTGGCAAAGAAGTAGAGGATACCCTGTCACAGATTGGGCGATTCTATGGTGCTGTGAGTGACCTGTCAGAGCATAGGCGACGGGCTGATAACCCGCCCCTGTTTAAGAAGATTATTGCTGCCAAGTCTGTCAATGAAGAGGCGATGGAGACATACGCTCGGACTAAGCGTACTCAGCAGATGGAACGCGAATTGAGGGAACTGTTGATGTATCAGTATGGCCCTCAGGGCTATCAGGAGCTCGTGGATCTCCGCAGGTCTATTGCCGCCCAAAGAGAGAAGACAGTCTACCTGCAAGAGAGAAAGCGCAAGGCATTATTCTGGAATAGTATCCAGATTACTGGGATAGCTGTACTTGGCTATGCTGTTTACTTTGTATTCGCACTAATATTAGGAGCCATGAATGGCAACGGTTAAGGAAGCCCTTTTGAAGCTGGAGGCCCATGAGCGTGAATGCTCAGTAAGAATGCAGGCTATTGAGGAAAAGTTTGCCCGTATCGAAAAGCGACTTGATGATGGCTCTGCTAAGTTTGACCGTTTTGATTTGGTGGCTAGAGGCATGTATGTGTTGATTATCGGCCTGTATTGTATGGAGAAAATATACTAATGCTGAAGCTATTGATTGGGCCTATTGCAGATCTTGCTGGCGGCTTTTTAAAGAACAAGGCCGAGCAGTCTAAGGCCAAGCACGAAGCCAAGATGAGCGTCATCCAGAATGATTCTGACTGGGAGGCCAAGATGGCTGATGCTTCTGGCAATAGCTGGAAGGACGAGTTTTGGACTATTGTATTGGCAGTGCCCATCTTCATGGTTGGGTATGCCATAGTGGTAAATGATATGTCGGTAATACATAGAGTTGAGCAAGCGTTTGTTGCACTGAATGATTTACCAGAATGGTATCAATACCTTTTGTTTGTGGCGATTAGTGCCAGCTTTGGTATTAAGGGTGCAAGCAAACTAATGAACATGAGGAAGTAAGAATGCCGCTTATTAGCCTAAAGATCCCGGCAGGCGTTTATCGTCACGGCACTGACCTAGAGTCTGCTAATCGCTGGCGTGATGCTAACTTTATACGCTGGGAAAATAACGCTATCCGTCCTATTGGTGGGTGGCAGAAACGACAGAACATTGTCAACAGCGCGAGCCCGACAGATATTACTCTGGGCGCTCCTGCGCGTGGTGCAACAGCGTGGATTGATAACAGCGCTAACCCTCACATTGCGGCAGGCACCTACAACAAGCTCTGGCACATATCCGGTGTGGGCGTAGCAACAGACATCACGCCAGTGGGCTACACCATTGGCACCATTGACTCTGAGCCAAACATTGGCTTTGGCGGATACTACTTTGGCCTTGGATTATTTGGTGTGGAACGTCCCAGCAACAGTATTGGGGTAGAGGCTACAACGTGGTCCGTAGACAACTGGGGCGAGTACCTAGTGGCTTGCGCTAACAGTGACGGCAAGATCTACCAGTGGACACTAAACCCCTCCAATAAGGCTGCAGTGCTGTCTAACGCGCCTACCGGGAACAACGGAATTATTGTTACAGAGGACCGCTTCTTGTTCGCTCTTGCTGCAGGAGGCAATCCCCGGAAGGTGCAGTGGTGTGACCGGGAGGATAATAACGACTGGACCCCTACAGCATTAAATCAGGCTGGTGACCTAGAGCTGCAGACCTCTGGAGAGATACAGCTAGGCATTAATACTCGAGGCAGGACGCTGATCCTGACCACCACAGACGCCCATGTGGCTGCATATAGCGGCCCTCCAGTGGTTTACGGTTTTGAGCGTGTAGGTACAGCCTGTGGAGCTATCTCTAGACGTTGCGCTATTGCTATTGACGAGGGCGCCTTCTGGATGGGCTACAACGGGTTTTTCGCCTACAACGGCTCTGCAGTTGTCGAGATGCCCTGTGATGTGCATGACTATGTATTTAAGGACATAAACAAGGCGGAGCAGTCTAAAGTAACCTGTGTCGATAACAGCCAGT